CCTCATTTATCCGCTGGGCGGTATTGGCCGGGAAGGACCCGCGATGCAAGTGCTGATTGTCACGCAGTTTACAAGCCATATTTTGCACTTTTCACTTTCCATTCGTCGATTCGCAATGCTCGCTAAATCCAGGGTGACAATGACTTTACATCGCTTTACATCGCCTCAATTATTCGCCGCCGGAGGCCCTGCCCGCTCATCGGGCAGCCTCACACCGTGAGACACCATCTCCTTGCCCATAATGTAAACCCACATCGCGCCCGGGTTGTTCACGTGCCGTTTGCGTTTGGTCCTGATCTCCGTCGCTTTTTCGAGCGCCTTGACCCGCAGCTCCGCGATGATAGCGAACGGCGCGGCTTGCTTTAGCTGCCACCACCACGCCGCTACCGTACCCCACTCGTTGCGGCTTTGCAGATTGAGCCTGTCGGACGAATAGCCCAGGGCCTCGACAATCGCCCAGGCGAACGCCTCGCAATCCTCATCGTCCCACCAGGGCTTGAACCGCCTGCCCAGGATGGCGCCGATCTGCTCAGGCCCGCGAGCAGCCGAGCGGGCAGGCCTCGGCACATGATGCACCTTAGCCTGCTCCGCGTCGGAATTCGTCGGGATACTCGGGTTCTCGGGTTCCGGACTGCTCTGGTCTGCTGTGGCTTGCGTCTGCTCCGGACTGCTCTGGTCTGCTGTGGCTTGCGTCTGCTCTTCTTTGGAAAATCCCGTAAGGGATTTTCTTTTCTTTTCGGGATGATCCGAAGCCCGATAGGGCGCAGGATCTTCTCTGTTCTTTCCTAGTCTTCTCTTCTCTAATCTGTTCTCTTCTGTCTTTGTTTTTCGATAACGACTCAACGGACGGCCTTTGCCGGGTACATAGTCACCTGCTAACCCCGCTTCGACAATGGACTTAACGATTTCAGCCGCTCTGCGATTGCCTGTCTTCAAAGTTGTTGCCGTTGCCCGAACAGTAACGTATCCCGTTGACCCGGCAACGCGCGTCGATAACGACTCAAGGGCTTCGGCAGACAACGGATCATTCGAGCCTGCCGCAGCAGGCTTGCGTGCGGGCGATTTGCGTTTTTTGCCGCCCTCGTGCGAGACATCCTCCCGGGGCGAGTCGTCGGGCCCCGGCGGCCCGCAGAGCCTCAGGAACGGCGTGGGACGGCCGTATATGTCCTTAGTCTCGAGCAGCGGCCGCAGATCCGGCTCGGAATTGAGAATAGGTATCTGCCGCCACAACCATTTCGAGTCGGCAGGCAGGATATGCTGCCCCGTCCGGGCGGCATAGAGCCAGAGCATGTGAAGCAGGTTCCTCGATCCGTCAGCGAGACTGGCATATCCGTCATGCTCGAGCAGCGACGTGTAATTCTTGCACCAGGTATTGCCCCGGCCCGACAGCTTCGGCTGGGCCTTCTTCCAGTTGACGATCTCAAAGAAACTCATCTCAGACGCCGCGTGGGCCGGTTCCGGCGATTTCGTAGAAGATCGCTTTTTCGTCATTGTTATTTAACCGCGGATTACGCTGATTTCGTTGATTCAATTCATGTTGGGATTGTGAATGCTCCCGGCCGCGGCGTCCCAGCCGGCCTTGCGCCCGAGGAAAAAGCCGGCTTCCCAGCATGTTCGACAGCCGGCGGACTTACCGTCCTTTACGCCGACATTGTAGATATCCACAAATTTTTTCGATCCGGCTAAAAGCTTGCGGGCCTGTTGTTCAGCGTCGGATTCGGGATCCGGCTTTTTTGGATTTTCCATTGCGTCCTTTCGTCTTTTTCGCCGCCGGTTCGGCCTTGGCCTTACATGCGCTGCATAAGTCCTCTTCGGCCCAGTGGCAGGGCTTGCCCGTCCCGTCGTCCGGACAGGTCTTCGAATCGGTGCAGCCGCACTCGCGGCAGATGCGGACCGCATCGTATTCGGCCTGCAGATCGCAGCCGAATACCGCGGCGACGAATCCGGCGACGGCAATATCATCGGCGACGCCGTCGCAATTGTCGGCGAAGCCTCTCAAAGTCTCGCGGATATCCTGCCATATCGCCTCGCCGGCAGGCCGGAAATCGGTCGAGTTATTTTTGAATGCTTCGATAATCGCTCTGCGCTCGGCGCCGTAACAATCAGCGGCGCCGAAGACCGCAGCCAGCCAGACGATCGCGTGGGATTCGTGGATCTGCTCGTATGTAGCGTCAGAAATCCTTCGCATCAGGCTCGAAACGGCTATCGACCATCGCTGCTTTTCAACGGACGCCTGTTTTTCTTTTGCGGTTTCGGTTTTCGGCTTCGAAGGCGAGTGTTTGGTCACTTTAACATAGTGAATCTTGCCGCGGGCCTCGCCGTCGACCATTACTGCCGGGACGGCGCCCTTGTCGCTCTTTTTACAGCTTTTGTACTCGTGCGGTTGCAGATATGTGCCATAGATGGCTTTAGCCGCTTTTGCCTCGTCACTGCCCGAATATATAAAAAACGTCGAGACTGCTATCAGGCCGGGACGCTTTTTGCGAAGCTCTCCGACCTTCTGCTTTTCGGCGGCGATCTCCTTTGCGGCCCAGCAGTGAGGGTCCAGGCAGCGATCGTCTTTCCCGATCGCCCGTGCGCTGTCGTCGAGCCACAAAGAAGGCTGAACGCTGCTGCGCTTCATGCACTGTTCGCAGCCCGCCGGATCGAATGGAGCCTTCGAGAGCAGCCGCAGCAGAGCGGCGACCTCCCGTTCGAGGCCCTTGACGGTAAGCTGCACGTCCCGCATATAACTGCGCTTCATCTGCCGGTAAATTTGCAATTGCGTTTCCGCCGGGAACCTGGCTATCAGGCCCATGTGAGCGGCAGTCAATTTCTCGTACTCGCCGCCGGGCGATATCGCCTTTTTCCATTCGTCGGCGAGATTGGCCTCGATGCAGTGGTGCATCCTGACCCACGTCTCCGAACGGCCGATCCTGGCGGCGACGGCGGCAAAATCGGCCTTGTACTTTTCAAGCAGCACAGCTACGGCCCGGCCGTGCTCCAACGTCGTTAAGTCCTCGCGCTGGAAGTTCTCGGCGAATGTAATCTCGAACGCCTCCTCGTCGGAGATGCCGCCGTGGTCGATTGCCGGGATCGTTTTAAGGGCCGCCTTCCTCGCCGCCCAATACCGCCGCTCGCCGGCGAGCAACTCGTAAGCGTTCTTGTGCGACGGATCCGAGCGAACGTGGACGGGCACGATCACGCCCTGGGCGGCGATACTCTCGACGAGCTCGTTGAAACTCGAACTTTTCTTATCGATTGTCCGCGGGTTGTTTTTCGCCAGCGTGATCATTGACAATTGACAATTGACAATTGATAATTGACAAGTCTTGACCTTACTCATGATTCCTTCCTTTCTTCGTTTCCGGCGTTTCCGGCGCAGCCGGGACCGCCTGGTTTGTAAAACTCGGGACCGTAACGCTTCGAGAATACGTCCGCCGGCAGATAACACTCCCAGCAGCATCGCCCCTTGAGGGTGGTAGATATCGAAGCGATCCGGTCCGGGTGACGCTCGCAGACGTAGCGCCGCTTCGCCGCTTCGCCTTTGTGCTTCTCCATATTTTAATTCTCCTTTATCAATTGACAATTGATAATTGACAATTGTCCATTGTCAACTCAGTTCGGGTTGTCAATGTATTCGTTACTTTAGACTGGAGTCCCGATAAACGCTATTTTGTAAACGATGTCATTCGGCGGCCATTGAAGCTCTATTCCAATCCGCTTCATCGTCTCAGTGACGTTCACGCCACAGGCCTCCGGACAGTAAAGCGCCATTAATTTTTCCTTCGTACCCAAAACCATCATCGTACAAAAACTTGCAACCTGATGCCTGAGCTCCGCCAGAACTCCTTTTTGCCAGTACAGACAGCATTCCGCCCGGCGGCGGGACCATTTCGGATGCTTCGCCCACATTTCGGTTCGCTGCCGTTCGAGATCAAACTCGATCCAGATTGCCCATACCGGTTTTGATAGATCGATGATTTCATCGAGCAATCGCTGGCGAGGGGAACATGTATCTCGTTTGCCGTAATTCGGGCAGCCTCGGGGATGCCCCATATATGGACGCCCGCAGATATCTCGCATCTTTTGGTCGAGAACGGGTTTTATCAAAGACGAATCTGTCGCATCACTCATTCCATATTCCGTCTCCCGTATTCCGTATTTGTCAATTGTCAATTGTCAATTGTCAATGGACAACTGTATTCTGCCGTTCAGATTCCCACCGCGTCCCGGAACTCTTTCTTAAATTTGACCTTCGGCAGGTTCTTGAAGAGTTTGTAATATTCTTTCAGCATCGCCGGAGCCTGGGTCTTTCTCACCGGCGTGACGAACCGCTCAATCAATTCTGCAGGCACGCCGCCGAGATCCACTCTTTGATCCAGCCTGTTCAGCAGGCCCAGCCAGAACGAATCGGTAAGCCACGGCAGGCAGGCCTCGTACACGTGCTGCGGCCACGGATCCAGGAACGGCTCGCAGGAGACGCTCGTGGCATAGCCTGACTCGGACGCATATTGCAGACAGCCGAGCCGCTGAGCCAGGCCCGGCGCGCGCGGCTCCCAGAATTTCAGCACATTCGGACTGCCCGAGCCGATCGTAAACCGGAATGTCACTTGATTGCGGAAATCCTTGAGCATCTCGCAGATCATCGTGATGCAGCTCCACGCCGGCTTCGTTACGATAAGCACCTGGTTGCCCGCTTCAAGCAACTTTCGCAGCACAACCAGGCACTCACTCAGATTCCTCGGCGTGATATCGTGACAGGTCGGGAACATCACGACGCCGCGATATTTGCCGAAACGCCCGTCAACTTTTTTCTGATCCATGACCGGCCGGGCCCAGTCCGGCTCGATGCACCGCCCGTATCTGCAGACCGCATCGTATTTGGCGTAGCAATATCGGCAGCCGTACTCGCAGCCGAGCTGGATGTTGACGGAATGCTCGGACCATTCGCGCGTGCCGCTTTTTGATTTACGATTCAAGATTTGCGATTTACGATTCGGCATGGAATCGACTCCTTTCTAATGGCCTTTCGCCGCGCGGCGGGCGGGCTCGTTCAGCGCGTGATGAGTTGCGGCGTCCATGCCGTCGAGCAGCGGCTCGAGCAGCGAGTGGACGTCGCTATCCTCGGTAAGCGATACCGTATTGATGACGCAGGCTGCTAACGCGAACAGTTCCGGCCACGTCAGGTCCGTTAAATGGACCCGGTCCGTCCTGTCGTCGGTCATGACCAGCATAATCGAACCTCCGTTTCAATAATTGTCAATTGACAATTGACAATTGACAATTGTCAAAAGAGCCTTATCCATCCGCCGGCTCCAGCGGCGAGAAAGCCGGCTTTGCCGCTTGTTTGAAGTTCTCGACCGATGCTTCCATTTTCGCCTTCGCCGCGTCCAGCTCCGCATCGGTTATTTCTTCGCCGGCCAGCGCCCGGCGGGCGATCATGGCCAGCTCATTGGCCAGTTCCAGTCCCTTAGTTAGCAGCAAGACGATCAAAATCAGTTTTTCCGAGTCCATTAGTCACCTCCGTCTTTGGCCAGCTCGATCGCCAGCAGCTCATCGAGAATCGCAGAGACGGCCCCGGCGATATCCGGGCGGGGCTGACCGGCCCCGGCGGCCGGCTCCCACAGATTGAAATACTCCCGGCCCTGCTCGATGACGGCCAGCACCCGGGCAGTCTCGGTGTCGCTGAATTTGCCCGCCCGCTGCAGTTGGGCGAGCGAATCGACCGTCGCCGTGAATACCCGCAGCGATGCCAGGTACTCGGCACGCGGATTGCTCTGCATGTTCGCACATCCGCAAAACAGCAGGCCGCATAACACGTAACAGATTACAAATTTTCGCTTCAGCATTGGTTTCCCTTTCAAGATTTACAATTTTTCTTTTTCGCGAAGCTGCCCGGCCGGAACGGTTATCCGCCGTGCGATCTTCAATGGCACTCGGACATAAACCCGCTTCATGATCAGGCCTCCGGCTTTTCAATTTTTTCGGCAGATATCGGCTGCGAATAATCTTTCGGCCACTTCCAGTCGAGCAGCGTCTGGCAGATCGTATGGATTGCCCCGAGAGCGAAGATCGCCCCGATCGCCGCTAATGTCGCGGTCTTATCCGGGCTCTCGCCATTGGTGGCGATCATATAAATACCGACTACGGCAATCATCGCCGTGCGGACTTTGCGAGAATCGAACAGGTCCTTCCAGTTCATACTTGAGCTCCCTTCATGATTTACTATTGACTATTTACGAGTACATGGCACGTATGAGAGCTGCATAGGCGCGTACCTTTTTGTTGCGTGCCCTGGCCGCGTCGGTTCCGTTGAATTCTTCCTCGCAGTCCCATTCATCAAAAACCTCGATCACTTTTTTTGAGGCTCGGAGTATCGTCTGAACTTCTGTGGCGATCGACCGAAGACTATACTTCTCGGCGGCGCTCAGGGCAGATTCATTGGCGATATCCCTCAGCGTATTCGCAACCGTTGTTTTGTTTTTCGATTTCATGTGCCTTTTGTGTCTCTTTGCGGCTGATTTTCGTCCGTCGCCTATCTTCCCTCATCCCTCGTTTTCAGCTTCCTCCGCCGCGACGGTTGCCGACATCCCTTTGTCTTTTTTCTTTCTGCCGGACTTCGAGACGGATTTAATAGCGACTGCTGCCGCTACTCGCAATAGCGGCTCTTCGTCCGGCGGTTCCAGAATGCCCTGAATCTGTTCGAGCGTGATGCGGATCTTGTCGCCGAACTTACGCCATCGCTCTAATTGCGCATACTGATCGGGACTAAATTCCAGATCGTCGAAGGTCAGCCCGGCCTTATCGGCCATCGTAACTTTCTTGATTGTCGCCTCGGCTGCTATTTTCGGAAACGTTCCGTTATCCGAATTCCCATTTCGTTTGGCCATGCTCTCGCTCCTTTCGTGATTGTCTCTTGTATTCCCATCGGGCGATTGCGATCTGGGTCTCGGCATCGCCGGGCCCTCTCGACGTGGCCGTTGATAATCTCGCCGGCTCGATCGAGTCCATATCGCCGCCGGCCATTTGCACCAATTTCAAAACATCGCACCAGCTCATTGGAATTTACGCTTACAGCACTTTTTGAATTTCCGACCGCTTCCGCACGGGCAAGGATCATTGCGGCCGATCTTGTTTGTTCTCTTCTGTTTCCGCGTTGGCGCAAAGCCCGGAGGAAGGAGCTTGATAGGGTTTTTGGCTTCTACACATCCCAACTCTTTTCGTAACATTCGCATCCGTGCATTTGCTTCTTCCTCGGTCAGAATTTCGCCGGTTCGCGTATCCATCTCTGTGTCCTCCGCGGCTAAAATATTTTCTCGGCGGCAGCGACGATCAATCGGGCGGCAACGTACAGCACGCCCAGGCCCAAGCCGAAACCTATGGCCCAGACCATCGTGACGATCAGCTCGTCATTCTGCCGTTCTTTTCGTTCGTAATAATCTTTTTCCGGCTCCGGAGTCGATTGACAATTGACAATTGACGATTGACGATTCGGGATACCTCCATTTTCCATTGTCAATTGTCCATTTTCCATTATTCTCTCTTCCATTTTCGGTCCCTCAAAAAGGTCCGGACGCCGGGACATCGTGTCCCTGATACCACCGCCTCCGACTCATTGCGACAACAGCGTCCGTATTTATTATTTACGATTGACATCGATTTTCAAAGAACGCCCCAGGCCCGGCGGCCACGCCGCACGGGCCGGGGCTTGTTTAATACATATCTTCTTCGCTCGTATAATGGCGCCGCAATCAGCCGGGCCATGCGGTGGCGCCAGGAGCGAGGCGCTAAATTACGATCTGCGATTTGCGAATTTCGATTGCTCATTCGCCACCCGCCTCCGTCGCATCCAGCATATCGTCTATGGCCCGCTTTAGCGCCGCCTGGAAGGCCGTTCGGGCCAGGGCATTATAGTCGGCCGATGGAATATTCATCTTCACCAGCAAATCAGATGAAAAGTACCGCGTCACCGCCTCTGCGATTTGCTCGGACGTCATTTTCGGATACCACTTTTCGATGCAGGCGACCGCAATTCCGTTATCGATAAACAGCCGGTAGAGTTTGTCCTCGACATCCAGGGCGATTCGAATCTCGATAATCTTTGCCACTACCGATTTATGATTTGCGATTTGCGAATTTCGATTGGTCATTCGTAATCCCTCTCGGCCAGATATACGGGGAACCGGGGCATGCCTTTCTCGGTCAACTCGAAGAACTTGAAAGTGATCCGGCTGCCTATCGCCGGCGGGCAGAGGCGAAGCTCGTCGGTCAGGCCCGTTCCTATCTCGATAAGTTTATCGCGGAAGCGGCATAACAAGGCGCCCACCAGCCCTTCGTATTTCCCTTTGCCCGGCTCGTAGCCGGTCACAACGGCTTCATGCGTCTCGAACCGTTTGACTTTCAGCAGCGCCCCGGACCGCTTGTGCTCGTACAAGCTGCCGGGCCGCCGGAGCATGACGCCTTCCCCGCCCAGGCTGATGATGGCAATCAGACGCTCTTGCAAATGCCTCTGACCGGAGCAGCGGACCTGGTCGAGCACCCTGGCGTGGCTGGGCAATGGCAATTCTTTGAGTCTTTCGAGCCGCTGCTCGAACGGGCCCTCGGCGATCAGATCAAAGAGGACGTATTCGACGCCGCTCCAGTCGGGATCGTATTGCGTGCGGACCTTGCCGACCGTCTGCTGGAACTTGCCCCGTCCTTCCCACAGCTCGCCGTCGAGCACCGCACTGGCGGGAAGCCCGGCCGTGAACCATTCAGGGGCGGCGAACACCTTGGCCGTCCGTGACACCAGCCGGGAGCCGTCCCATATCGCCCGGACACCGTCTAATTTCTCGCTCATCCACCAGCCCGCCGGGTCGCATCCGTTGTATTTTTTCGCCAGCATCGGCGTTAATCCGCGCGAATCGGCGGTTTCACTTCCCGGTTTTTTGTTGTACTCGATCTTATTCATCTTTCATCTCCGCGAAAAGAAAAAGAGGCCATCAAACGAGAAACCTCGCCAGGGCACTTCTGTTTCAAGGATGTACAACGGGCAAGGCGGGTTTGATGGCCAGGGGTTTCATAACCGTATTGTACATTGCCTTGAAACATAACCTTATTATCGGATTTTCCACGAAAATAGTCAAGTTAAAATGTAATCTTTTTTCCCCGGCTGCGTAAGTTGCGTTTATTTCGAGATTTATGAGCGAAAATTTTCTTTCAAATCAATTCCGGGCGGGGCGAATCGGGTCATCCGTTTCCGGCGGCGCCGGAGATCGCGTTGACCGATCGCGCAGCAGATCGCGGATATCGGTCAGCAGGCGGATCTGTTTGTTGATCAGGAATATCCAGCGGACGATCGCGACACAGATGAAAAACCAAATCGCCGCGGCAAGGCAGCAGGCAAAACGAGTATGAAAAAGTTATTTGGGTCGATGGTATATGGGTCCATTTTTTGTCCTTTCGGGATTTATAAGCGAAAATTATCTTTCAAATCGCTTAAAATTTGATGCCCAAATAAGTCAAAACATCAGATAGGCCGAGTTTGTAAATGCAGTAATCGTAGAGTGCCGGGTGAGACTGTTTCATCCGCTCGAACCGATTCGGAGAAGGCTCGGCGGCGATCCCGAACATGCAATAAATGCACCCGGTGTGGCGCACGCCCGTGTCGTAAACAGAGCAGTAGGAGACATTCTTTTCTCGAAGATACTGCCAGATATCCTCCTCCGTCCAAAATGCTATCGGCGTGCATTTGGGCAGGGTTTTGTTGGGAACGAAGCAGCCGTGCCTGAGATACTGCATCATGCGTTTCTGCGAATCGCCGGCCATCGTGCCCACGAAGGCTGTGCGGCCGGTCTGGTGATAGTATTTTATCACGGGCCTAATCTTCATCACCTCGCAGCATTTGTCACTGATCTTGAACGGGGCTTCAAGGAGAAAACGCCATTTCTTCGGCAGACGGCCATACGTGCCCCGCTCGTCGCCATAGAGTGCCTTGTCTTTGGTGGCCTGCGAGCATCCGGGGCTGCGAATCCGCCGAACAGCGTCGGCCACTTGTTTGCTGATCACCGGGAAGCCGTGATGCTCAATCACCTCTTTGAATGTTTGCGCAGATCGAAGCGTGACGACGTTGTCAATCTGCCTCACGAAGGTTTTGATCTCGGGATATTCCAGACCGGTATCGACAAAAACGGCTGGAACGTCGGGGTATAAATCGCGGACCAGAGATAGCAGAACGGTCGAATCTTTGCCGCCGGAAAAAGCTACGTAACATTGCTCGACCCAGTGCTCATACCATTGCTTAATGCGATTCTGAGATAAGGTGACTTTGCAATCCAGAGGAAGTGATTGCCGCTGCCGCAGTTGATACATCTGCACTTTCAATTCTTGGTTGATTTCGGCAGTTTTCATTTCTTTGCCGCCTCCGGGGCCTCTGTGGCTAATCGTATCCGAAGCGCCGCCAGGACGTTGCCCAGCAGATCCGCCTTCATCTCGGTCCGGCCAGCAAGAAAATTGTAAATCGCCATCGGGTTGCATCCGGCCTGTTTAGCCAGAACCGGCACGCTCATCTTGCCTCGGTCCAGGGCCGCTCGGATCGTTTTGCGAAAATCGATCTTTGTCATAATTTTTACCACGAATAGAAAACAAGTGACAAGTGACAATTGACAATTGTCAATTGTCAATCAATCCCTAAAATCTCATCGTATATTTCAATCGCTTCCTCTGCCTCGCGGCAGAGAATCATCAAGTCCTGCGGCGGGGCATCGTCGTACCACGTAAAATTGCAGAGCCATTGGCCGCTGCTCATCCGATACTCAAACGGCGGATTGAGAGCATCGTCCTCGTCATCGACGATCTCCGCGATGAATTGAGTTCCGCGGGTGTGGATGATCCATTGCCGCTTACCGTCGATAGCCTCTCCGAGCATCCATTCGTCCGGCTCCTTGCCGTGACATTCAATCTTTATTCTCGTCACGACCGGCAGAAGGCCCGGTATGCGCGCGACAATCGCCCAGGTCCGACCCTCCGGCAGTTCGAGGGCGTTCGCAATCTCGGTCCACCTGGACGGGTCTTTGAAATCGCTGCGATCTAATTTGACGGTGAACATCAGGCCACCTCCTTCTCTTGTGAATTGAGCCAGCAGACCGCCGCAGCAATAAGCGTCAAGAGCTGCGGGCACCGGCCCGGCGGCATACGCCAACCGGGCGGGGTTAAAAATGCTCTACAGCGTGTAGCGAGCCACAATATCAATCGTTTCATTCAGCAGCCATAGTTCCGTTTTTCGCGGCCACTGCGTATGTAGTCAATCTCGGCCCGCACGTCCCGGCCCGCCTCGGCGTCAAATTCCTCGGGCGATAACAAACCATCATCGCCGGAGTTATCTGTATGTAATCTTCCCAGAGAATCGTCCGGCCTAACTGGGGCTCGGTCATCGGCAGACCGTCGGCTATGAGCATCGAGACTCAATGTGGCGCTGACGCCCATGCCGAAACAACCCAGCACTGTGCGCAGATGCTTGCACATGCCGCGTGCGGGACATGAGCAGTGCCATCGCCCATTCGTTTTTGTGACATGATAGGTGTTTTTACCGCTCTGCACCGAAAATTCAGTCTCAGCGTCCCGCGTGATTGTGAGTTGCGTTTCCATTTTTAACCCTTTCAATTTTTGCCCTTTCGGGCGGCTTTATTGATTTATCAATTACACCTATACGTATATACGCTCAGGCATAGTTTGTCAATCAAAAAATCGGGGAATTTTTGCAAAATAGTTGTAAAACGTGGTTTTTGGGATGAAAACCGGGATTATAGAGAAACAATTGACAATTGACAATTGACAATTATCCATTGTTTTTCTGCGGTTTCAAAATAAAAACCCCCGCGTCTATCCGGCGACTGGATAGCGCGGGGGCCGAAAGGACGCCCGCCGCTTACCAGGCGGCGAGCCGCAACATCGCACGGTCCTGACCGATGATTTGAACAATTCGAACGGTCCGCACCGACCGGCCGCGGCGAAGCGGGACCTGGAGAAGATCGCCGCCGGTATCTATTTCCTTCGAAGATATTCCCAACGTCGCGTGATTGCGGACCAATAGCTCCACGTGGGGCCGCGAGCCGCCGCGCAGACCGTCGAGCGGCTGAGGTCCTTTGTATTCCACAATCGCCTGGATCGTCCGGGCCGGGCCGCCTCGGGGCAAATAGGTGATCGTCGCCGACGATAGACTCGATTGCACGCCCGGCGCCGCCGCCATTAAGGCCCGGTCCGCCGTGTTCGGCGATACGCCGTAGCTGCTCGAGGAGGACGATTCGCTCGATGACTCGCTGGATGAACTGAGTGACATCGAGCTTGAAGATGACGATTGGCTTGAAGACGATTCACTGGAAGAAGATTCCGAGCTTGAAGAAGATTCGCTGGAAGAAGATTCGCTGGAAGACGATTCCGAGCTTGAAGACGATTCGCTGGAAGACGATTCGGAACTTGAAGACGATTCGCTGGAAGAAGATTCGGAGCTGGAAGACGATTCTGAACTTGAACTGGACTCGCTGCTCGAACTCAGTGACGAAGAACCTGAACTGGACTCGCTGCTCGAACTCAGTGACGAAGAACTTGAACTGGACTCGCTGCTCGAACTCAGTGACGAAGAACCTGAACTGGACTCGCTGCTGGAACTCAGGGACGAAGAGCTCGAACTGGACTCGCTGCTGGAACTCAGCGACGAAGAGCTCGAACTGGACTCGCTGCTGGAACTCAGCGACGAAGAGCTCGAACTGGACTCGCTGCTGGAACTCAGCGACGAAGAGCTCGAACTGGACTCGCTGCTGGAACTCAGCGACGAAGAGCTCGAACTGGACTCGGAACTTGATGACGATTCGCTGGAGCTCGATTCGGCAGTAGCATCAACAAGGATAAATAACTGGCCATCGATCCATTCGTAGGTATCTGTAATCAGGACGGATTGTCCGTTGATCCATTCTATTCGCATCAACTCACCACGGCTAACATATCCACGTCCACGTATTCAGTCGCGTCCTCGTACTCGGCAAGCTCAAACCAGTAATATGCAAAGCCCGCCTGTAGCGGCGTGAACGTCACGGTAAACGCCGTCCACGCGGCGTCATTGGTAATCGTCTCGGCGGATTGAATATCCGTTCTCGCGGCAGAAGCCCCGTTGCTCAGATAAGAAGCGGTGAGATAGGCTTGACCCGCCGTCAACGCGCTGTCCCACGCCGAGCCTGTTCGGGCGTAAATGGTGATAGTCTTTTCGACGCCGGAGGCCAGCCAGACTCCACTCGGCACACCATCTACCCTATAGCCGACTCTCAATGTTTGGTTCGGCCCGCAGGAACTATTTGGCGTCAGTCTCGCATAGCTGTCCGAGCCGCCCGCTCGCGGCGACGTTGTTTCTTTCGTCACCCAACCGCCTGTTTGTAGCTGGCGGTGGTCGCCATACGTGCCGTCGTAATCCTCAAAGTTGACGATTCCGCTATCTACACACAGAATATCAGCCGCTACTCCGAACGTCACGTTGCGGCAGTTGACAATCCCGCTCAAGCTATAAATTTCGTTACCACTAAAGGTATTTGACGGAGCAATGGAACAATCTATTACATTGATGTTCCCCCACGCAGTAATTGCGCTAAGACTTCCCCTGATTGTTCCTGCGTCGAGGGTGCAGTTGATTAAATCTGCTCTGCCCGAAACCACAAAAAGGGAATTACCCCAACAATCGGTAAATGTACACGCATTGCAAGTTAAATAACTTCCGTTGGTCACATACATTCCTTCCGCGGATGCACTTGCGCTGTCTGAAACGTCACAGGATTTAAGATAAACGAGGGCTGATACTAAATTAACCTGCCCAGTTGTATTCGCCGATTGCCGAATATCCAGCCGCTCCATGTACCAGTAAGTGTCTCCATTGAACCCAAAATTATACGCCAAATCCTGAAAATCCACAATCGGCTTGACGTTTGAGGCATCGGCCCAGGGGTCATTTGTCACGGCGTCGCAGCCGATAATTTTAATCCACAAATCCTGATTACCGTCCTCATCAAAGCTAATACTGACGGCTTCCGTGCCCTGGGTCCATGTGACGTTGGCCCTGAGATAAGCTATGTCGCCAGGCGTGCGAACCGTCGTCGTGGTGTACTGAGTAATTGTTTTCCACGCCTGAACCGTAGAGAGTCCGGTATTAGCGTCATCGCCCCCGGCGTAGTCGATGTAGTAATTCGCCTGGTCGTGCAAATCGGTCCGCGTCACGACGCCCGCCTTGCGATATTCGACTTCTTTGAGGCATACGGCCAGCTTGTCCAGCATTCGCAATTCTTTGTCATAGAACTTCTGCAAATGGTCCCAGATTTCCTCGGCAATCTGCGTTTTAGTCTTGCGGAATCCCTCCGGCGTCGAGGGCACGACTTCTATCGCCATGCCCCCCGTTTGCTGCATCCATCGGCAGGCGTCAATCTTGCGAACATACATGGGAATAAGCCAGTCGAAGTCTTTCTGGCTTCGATGCGTGATGTCCCGGTAATCGATCTTCCCCAGCCATTCCTGCTGTTGCAAGTCTTTATAATCGGCACTGGCACCGATTTCGGTTTTTAGAGCGTCGAGAGTCAGAGTCATGTTCAATTTCCTTTAATCGCCTCGAACCATTTTTCGGGTTTGAATTCTTCCATCGCCCGCCGGCGGGCGGCCCGGCCTTTCTCAGCGAGGATCGCCGGGGTTAAGCCATTGATTAACTCTGCAGCCTGCCCGTGCGAATCCAGGAGCCAGCCGGCCTCGGGCGTCACGCGGTCCTTGGCGCCGTCCCGGTTCTCGGCGATGACGGGCAGGCCGGCGGCCATGGCCTCCACAATCACCCGCGGTCCCTGGTCGGTATAGCCCTCCGGCAGCAGGTACCAGAAGCAATTGCCCGATGCGAGAAACGCGGCGACCGCTTTCGGATCGTCGGACCAGGGCGTTGAATGCGACCGCTCCGGCAGGATGGCCGGCCTCGGCATGAAACTATACCTCGCCGATGTGTGCTGAACGATCTGCAGCAAATCCACCATCGGGTACTTCTTCTCGCCCTGGGAACTGTGACGGACTAAATGGATTGACGATTGTTCGTAGTCCGGCCGGACGGCCAGGAACGGCTCGAGATCCACGCACGGCGCGAGAACTTGCGTTTCACAGCGATTCGATTTATTAACGAAGACATCGCGAAGCGCCGAGCACAGGAACAAATACCGGTCCCAGCCCTCCGTCCAGGGCGACTCGCCCGCCTTGCCGATCTTATACGTCAAGGCCATGACTTTGCGGCCGGCGTCGATGCGATTGAAAATCTCATATCGGGGATCGTCGAATCCGAAGACCAGGTCCGAGGCGTAGAACAGCAGCACGTCGCAGGGGCGCGACAGATGGTTCGTTACGACGGCCTCCGGCGGCAGTTGCGCCGCTACGGCGGGATTCAGCGGCTCCGGCGGCGAAATCTCGACCCGCCAGTTATTTTTAACGAACAGACGGGCAATCGTCGTCCAGGACCGTTCCGCCCCGCCTAAGAACGAACCTTTCGCCACGATTCGAAGCAAGGGTCTCAGCTTGGCCGTGGCTGTGAGAGACTTGGGCGATTCGAGCCTGCCGCCCCGATAATAGGATCGCAAGCCGGAGACAACGTCAGGGGCCTCTATGAGCCTCATGCACCGGGCGTAATTGCCGTCATGGTCCTTGCAGGCGGATAATGCGTTATGCCAGCAGGCCTGCATCCTGCAGCAGCGTAGGCAGCCCACGTTGTCGATAAAGCGATGATAAGCGTACCGCTCGAACGTAGGCGGCTCGCGGCCGCCGGCGATGACCACGCAGGGCTTCTCGAAGGCGGCGGCAACGTGCATCAGAGAACTGACCAGGCTGATGCAGCCGTGGGCATGATAGACAAGACTGAAGAGTTCGCGGACCTTGGTTCTATCAATCAGATCGATGACATTAGGGCCCGTCAGCCGCCCGCGGCAATCCTTGCCTAAGCCGACCTGGACGAACATCAGGTCCGGCATCGCATCGATGACGGCCTGGAACCGCTCCAGCGGCCATCGCTTGGCGGTGAACGGACCCGTATCGCAATTGATGACCCAATAGTCACCGGCGATGAGCCGGTGGGCCTTCTCGGCGTCCGAAAGGTAAACGTCCGGCTTGAAGGGACCCTGGGGGATGGTTTCGCCCAACTGCTCTTCCAGCGAGCAGCGGAAAGCCGCCGTGATATGAAGCCCGTTGGTCTTACTGCCCCGCGTGACCTTGCCCGGCCCGACGTCGTAAATTTTGTCGGCGTTCGCCTCGTTGATTGAAAAGTCCACGTGCGGATTATTCAGCCATATCTCCGGCCCGGCGGACAGCACGCCAATTTGCCAATCCGGATGGGCCTTTTTGAGATCCCGAACCAGGGGCGTGAACATCAGCCGATCTCCTAAAAGCGGCTGGGTGTTGCGCAGTAAGACTCTGCAATTGACAATTGACGATTGACGATTCGGGATACCTCCATTTTCCATTGTCAATTGTCCATTATCCATTTTATTCGTGTTCATTCGTGGTTCCATTTTCAAGCATCCTTTCGATTTCTTCGACGATCCGTTCCGGCTGCGGCTGCCAGTCGTCGGCGTCAATCCAGCCGACCCGGACGTTGTGCGGGTTCCATGTGACTTTGTATCGCCGTTCGAGGGTCTCGCCGAAATAGGTCCGGCGGTCGCCCCACGTGACAATGTTCGTTCCGCAGGCGGCGGCTAAGTGCATGACGCCGGAGCTGACGCCCACAACGACCTTCGCCCGGGCGATCAGGTCCATCAGCGACTGCAGCTTGAGACCGCGCAGGTCCAGGCCGGTGCAGGATATATAATCGTCATCGGCAGAGCCTATCCACCCGACGGTGTATGCCTGCGGCAGGAGCATGACGGCATCGAGCCAGTTTCGATAGTTGATATTGGATTTGCGGCGAATGCCGCGGGCGTGGACCAGGATATTGCAGGAGTATTTCGAGTCGCCCGGGCGTCCGTAGCGATAGAAATCGCCCTTGAGCCTGTAGTGCTTCGGATAATTCAGAGCCCGTCCGATCCCGTCATGAGAAATAAATTCGGTTGCGAAATCGGCATATAAGGGACCCATCCCCTCGAAACTGGTTACGACTACCCGATCACGGCCATGGGCCGCCAGGCGGCAGAACGGCGCCCAGGTCATCACCTCCCAGCCGAACTCGCCGTGCCAGGACGGAAAAGTGATTGACGATTTATCCGCAACTTCGTTCATAAGCGATCAGGTCCTCCACGGCCCGGTTATAAGGGATGCGTTTTTCGCCGGTGACGTTGCCGTCGGCATGCAGCAGCACGGCATCAGGCGGCATAGGCTGCCATTTGAGGCAGACGTTGAATCGCGGCGGCAGCAGCGGCAGGCCGAACTCCGCCCGGGCGAACGTACACGGCGCCTCGTCCCCGACGACATAGCCCTTGTCGCAATGCGAATCGATTGCCGCCATCCATTGTTTCCATAACCCGGCGAACGGCAGCCGGATCGAGGCGTCGAGGATTACAACGCCGCTGTTCGGCCAGATCGGACACTGCCGCTCTCGCCAGAGCGAGAGAATGAACTCGTAAGCGCCCGGATCGCCGTCCAGCAGCGTGTGATTCTTGATGAAGGCATGGGTATGCTTGAGCCGGTCCGGCTCATTCATGTAATAGAGAATGTCCATCACACCCCGGCAATCGTCGCTTTCCCAATCGCCGGGACCCGTCATGATTGTGTCCCCATCGAGGCAGATGTAACGATCGGCCTCGGGCAGGTCGCCGGCGAGCAGCTCCACCTTATAGCGATTCCACATCGCGCCGTCGGGGATCTCGAACAAATGAATGTCACGGCCGAACCGCCGCCCGGACCGGATCAGGATATCGGCCTCGGCGAGGTACTTCGGATTCAGATCGACGTAGGTGAAAAAATAACAATTCATGCGTATTGCTCCGGATTTGTTCTGTAATAGTCGATGGTTCGGGCCAGGCCCTCTTCGAGAGACACCATGGTCCCGGGCGAATACCGCAGCGGGGCGAGGGTCCGCACATCGGCCACGACCACCGAATCACTCGTCTCGCCGCCACGCATGGCGTGATGCTCGATCTTTGAGAGCGATCCCGCCAGGCGAATCACCATCTCGGCAACGTGGTTGATCGTGGTGCGGCGGCCGCTGCCGCCCTCCATGACGCGGTTGTAACAGCCGTGATCCTCCAAGAGTGCCCTGCAGAGTATCTCCGCCAGGTCGGCGACGTAAATGAAGTCCATGATCTGCCCGCCCGATCCGTAAATGATAATCGGCTCGTTTTTCAGGGCCGGGATGACGAAGTTCGGAATCACCTTGCGGACCGGCTTGTGCTTCTGCCAGGGACCGTAGGCATTCAGGCCGCGCACGACGGCGATCCGCGTCCCATGCTCGGCGTTGTACATCAGGGCGAATCGCTCGGCGGCCGTCTTGGTGATCGCGTAGGAATTGTTCATGAAGTGATTGCCGACGGCGATATAACAGGCGGGCTTATCGAATCGCCGGCAGGCCTCGAACACATCTACGGAGCCGATGATATTGACATTGATCGGCAGCAGTGGATCCTCAATCGTCTCGGCCGTGCCTAAGACGCCGGCCAGGTGAATCACGGCATCGGATATCTCAATGGCGGACCAGAGCTTGCTTTTGTCCTGGATACAGCCGCTCATGTGAATGACGCCCGGCAAGAAAGGCTTAGCGACGTCATAGACAAGGACATGGTGGCCCCGGTCGAGCAGGTTTTGACAGACGTGGCGGCCTATGAATCCCGAGCCGCCGGTGACGAGGACGTTCATAATGATTCCCTTCACAATTGTCAATTATCAATTGTCAATTATCCATTATTCCCTATTGCTTTCTGAATGCGATGGCTCCGCCCATTTTGGCGTCGGACCGGTCGATCTCGATCAGGGGATCCGTCGTCAGGATGATGTCGATGGCCCGACGGACCAAAGGCACGTAACCTTCACGGCCATAGTCCGGCTGAACGCGGTCCTCCCGGCAATGGCCGTTCGTGTCGTGAAAGACGATGACGCCGCCGACGCGGACAAAACGCTCGAAGTAGTGGTAATCGACCAGGCACCATCGAAGATCGTGCCGTCCGTCGATGAAGAGCAGATCGATAAATCCCGACAATTCGGTGAGCGATATCCACGGTGACGGTTTGGCTATCAGTGTATAATGTCCCTCAAGGCCGTATGTCGCCATGTTGTCAAGCATCCGTTGTTTCGGCCGCGGCTCGATGCACCACAGATGGCCGTTTCGCTCTTTGGCCTTTGTCCCTAATACCACCGACGAGCCGCCGTCGGCGGAGCCTATCTCGAGGATATTCTTCGCCCGGCAGGCATCGCAGGCCCGCTCCAGGAGCTGCAGGTCCTCGACGGCGATGCGACCGTTGCTGTCCTTGATGATTTGTTTATAGTCGATATCCATGTCACTCCTTGAAGCACCACCAGTCGGGCGCCGTTGAAAAGATGTAATGATTGAACTCTTTGGCCCAGTCGTCGACGGCCTGTTTGACCGAGCCGTGACTGAAATAATCGTGCCCGCATAACAGGCCCGCCGCTTTGATCTTCGGCCACCACGCCCGGATGTCCTGCGCAACTTCGAAGTACCGATGATTCGCGTCGATATAGACGAAATCCAGGCAGGCATCCGGAAACTCCGTAGCGGCTTCCAGAGACGTTCGGATATGCCAGGCGATCCGGTCGGCCTCGGCGGCGAAACGATTCTTGAACTCGATCACCTTGCGATCCTGCTCGCTGACGCCGCCGTAAGAATCGACCAGATGAAGCATCTTCAGTTCGGGGAAATTGCGCAGCATCGTCACGGCGTGCCCTCCGCCCAATACGCCGATCTCGGCCCCGGCCACGGGCGCCGGGCAGCAATGGCGAACGACTTCTATCGAGGGACGCAGCTTGATCATTTCTCAGGGCCTCCTTATTTGACAATTGACAGTTGATAATTGACGATTGACAATTTTCCATTGTCCCTTGTCCATTGTCACTTGACGACTTTCAATTGACAATTGACAATTATCCATTATTTCTCTCCTTTGACGATGAGCAATTCGCCTCGCAGCGAATCGCGGACGATTTTCTCGGCGATGTCCGCGGCACGATCGTCGCAGAATACGTCCGCCGCCCGTTGGACGCCCGCGATATAGTGGTAGTCATCGACCAGGATCGTCCCGCCCGGCTCCAGGGCGTCCATGGCCAGGCACAGATCGTGGGCGCACCCGGCCTCGGAATGGTCGCCGTCCACGTGGACGAAGTCGAATGGCCCGCACGGCAGCTCCGTCAGCAGACGTGTATCGGCGTGGCGAAGCTCGATGCGGGCCTGCGGAAAATGCTTTTCGAGAAAGTCACGGACGTAGGCGAACGTGTCGGTCCCCCTGACCCCGCCGTGCGTGCCTTCGACGATATCGAAGCCCGTGTAGGCGGCCGCCGGCGCGGCGGACAGGAACGAAAAGGCCGAATAGCCCCAGCGCACGCCGATCTCGCAGATCGCCGAGGGGCGTGCGCCGAGGGCGATCTCGAATTTGATCTTGTAATAATCGTAGAAGTTCCGGCGGCGGTAGTGAGCCAAATCGCCCGGCTTGGGCACGATCCCGATCCATTGCTCGAATGTTGGAAAATTCGCCACAGATTTCACAGATTGCACTGATTCGAGTTCATTCGTGTTCATTCGTGGCTCCTAAAACAATGGATAATTGTCAATTGTCACTTGTCACATTTACGTCCTGATTTTCGGCGGACCGCCGCCGTTGCGCACCAGTCTTTCAAGATTGTCGAACCGCTGATTCATCAGCTCCTTGAGTCCTTCGATCTTGATCTCCACACAATCCTCCAGGCCCTTCATTTTCGGCTCGCAGACGTCTTTGAACACGAGGTCCTTCTTGCCGGCGTGGCGGTCCGTATTGGAGACGTGGGCATAGAGGGCGTAAAACAATCCCACGACAACAGGGATCAATGGGATGATGATTACTGCTGCTTCCATGCGTTACTCCAATCGATAGCCGTACTCTCTGAAATTCAAATCGTATTTGCTCCCGGCGATGTTTTCCCACGTGATCTTTATATAGCCGCCGTTGCCGCCGCCGCTGATACCGGCCTTGGTAGCTCCGCCGCCGCCGCCGCCGTAGTCTTCACCCGGCGAGCCGTCACCGGTATTTCCGACGTAGCCGTTGCCGCCGGCCCCGCCGTTGTCCGCCTTGGCCGCCCCGCCCGTCGAGCCGGAACCGCTGTTGCCTGCACCGGTTGAACCGGCCCCGCCGCCGCCTCCGCCGCCGTAGCCGGCGGCTGAATCGGCCCCGCTGCCCCCGGCATAGACCGTATCACCCACGCCGTTCGTGATCGATCCCTGGCCGCCCGTGCCGCCGTTATCGTAGGCCAGGCCGCCCGAGCCGCCCACCGCGAGGACCAACGGATCGCCGGGTGGACCCAAATAGCTGTTATAGCCCGCATTGCCGTTGATGGCCTTTCCGACCCCGGCCCGATCTGCCGCGGCGGAATAGTAATAATTCTGGCCCTTGACGACGGTGACCGTCTTGGATGCGTACTGACCGCCCGCGCCGCCGCCGCCGCCGGTGCCGTTGCCGTTGGCCCCGCCGCCGCCCGTGCCGCCGCCGCCCCAGCACTCCACGAGACACTCGCCGGCGAAAGGCGCCGGCCAGTTGCCGAATTGACCCGGTGTATAGAGCTGCTGACCCATAATTCAAACCACGAATGAACACGAATAAACACTAACTGTCGTACCAGTCGCTGCCGTCATAGCGCAGCAGCGTCCCGGCGGCGTAATTGTCGTCGCCGTCCTCGTTATCGACCCACTCCGGCTCGCTGACCCCGTCCTCGTAATCCGCATAGCTTGCACACAAAGCGTACTGGGTCGCGGCTGCCAGCTCGTCACCGGCGCCTAAATCGCAACTGTGCCAGTCGCCGTGCAGGGCGGGCAGATCGAAGCGATGGACCGTCAGAGCAGATACACTGCCATCGCAAACAAAGAAAGTCTTTCCATTGTCTTTCGTATAGCATCCGGCCGGCGTTGTCATTATGTCCGAGATGTCCATTTCATAGGAATCCTTCGATTCGCCAGACAGATTGAAAGCCGTCGATAAATTCCAGAAGAGTATTTTGTGATTCTGGGCATCGATAACCTGCATCTTCAGACCGTCGGCGCTAAATGCGACGCCATGTGTACTGTTGGTATAGGCCGAAACGCTCGTACTCTGACTCGGCGTCGATGAAAATGTCGTGAGGTCCCAGGGCGTCGATAAATTGTATTGAAAGATGGCATCGTTAAAGTTGTCAGCCGTAAAAAGGCGTGTTCCCTCATCGTTAAACCAGCATGAATATTGCTGTTGAGTTGCAAACAAATCCTGGGCGATGTAGGGTGTCGCCGAAGCGATATAGTACGGCGTGTCGAGGTCAATTCTCCAAATGTAACTGCCATAAGACGTAAGGTTGCCTACGATATACAATCGCGTGCCGTCGGGCTTGAGAAATATTCCCGTGTAGCCGGTGCCGGCGGCGAAAAAGAAATACGAACCATGTCCCCAGTCATCAAGCTCGTGCGATTCGGCCAATGACGCCGTTGTAATGTCCCAGGCCGCGGACAAAATATAATGATGAATGCCGTAATTGCCCCAGCTACTCTTATAGCTGATCGAATACATGTGAAGGCCATCCTGGGAAAAACAAACCTCAAACAAATAACTCGTTCCTCCCGTGCCTGATCTATAGATGTTATTGTACACATCTGTATAATGGCCCGGATTGAGATCGGCCGCGTCGATTGTCCCGCCGGCCAGGGCCAGGCCGGTGGGCAGGCCGTCGACGTCGGTCGCCTTGATCTCGATAGCAATGTCGCCCGTCAAACCGTTGCCCTGCTGATCGAATAATTCCAGTTCCACTCTCGATATCCGGTGCGCAATATCCGGCGTGAAGGTCTGAGCGAGTATTTGGGCGTAGCCGGTCTGGCCGATGGTATAAGACGAATCGCCGCCCGTCTCGTGATGCTCGAACAGCTCCTCGCTCGGCGTGCTGCTCGAGGAGCTTTCGCTCGATGAGCTCGATATCACCCTGGCATACACCCGCATGTCCTCGATCCGCCGGGCAATCTCCGCGATATCGGTAGTCTCTAACTCTCTATCGCCGAGTTCCCTTTGGCCCGTCACCGAGCCAAGCTGCTCGCGAAATTGAATCGCGGGCTCCATATCGTCGCCGGCGAACACATTTTCGTCATATTCAATTAGCGTTAGTTTTCGCGTCATAATTACTTCAATTGACAATTGACAATTGACAATTGTCAATTATCCATTATGCCCCGGAACTCGATGAGCTGCTGCTCGATGAGCTCGAACTCGAAAATGAAGAACTGGAACTGCTCGATATTCCTATCAGGTAATCGTGCAGGTCCGAAAGCTGCACTTCGATCTTGGCATCCACGCGGTCGCTCTCGAGTCTCTCGGCGGCCGTGGCGGCCGGTTCGCCGCCCTGGGCGGCGTTATAGTAATTCGGGTCCTGGATATTCGGCTCCATATCATCGCCGTCGTAAATATCCTCGTCGTACTCGATCAGTGTCAGTTTCCTGCTCATAATTACTTCAATTGACAATTGTCAATTGTCAATTATCAATTATCAATTATCCATTGTCACCTGCGTTCACAGCTCCGCTCCTTCGACGATCCCGACCACCCGGAACTTCTTGAGGATGGTCGCCGTAGGGCCGAATGCGTAGAGATCGTCCCTTTTCGGCGTCACGCTCCAGGCGTCGGCTATCGTCACGACCGCCCCGGCGACGGAGGCGACCGTATGCGTCTCGACCGTCTCGGCGCCCGTATCGGGATGATTGACCCGCACGGCCACGGTATCGGCGCCGCTCACCGCCGGCGGGACGTCGAGCGTGACCTTATCGGCGGCGGTGCTGGCGACAACCCGGCCGCCGAGTCGCCAGGGCTCCACCACATAGACGATATCGCCTTTCTTGCACGCGATGGCGTCTATATCCGCCTCGAACTCGACCATATATTTGAGAATCCGGTTTTTCGCCAGCTCGTAATAGACGGCCCGCCAGGCCTGCGAGGCGCGCGTGATGCCGAATCCTGAAATGGTCTTGGCCGCGTGACTGTCGATGGCCGTATCGACGTGGAGCATCGGCGTCATCTCGTAATCGAGGTCGAGGTCCTGATAATCTATTTCCAATTCCCCGGCCCGGTCGGTGAGGTCGATATAGTTTCTGCGGAAACTCCCCGGCTTGATATTGCCGGCGGAAAAAAGCTGAACCGGGGCCGCCGCGTCCGGCTTATCGACCAGGATGGTATAATTACGGCCGATCCGAAGCACCTCGCAGCGGGCGATTGCGCACACCTTGGCGACCGCGTCCCAGACGGTGGTTCCAAAGTCGAACACGCCGTTGAACAGAATCCGTTTCTCATAGCCGCCCTTGCCGTCCGTGATCTGATCATCGAAATACGCCGCCGCCTCGTACCATTCGTCCAGATAGGGCGTCAATCGCGCCGGGTCGATCCCGTCATAGCGCTCTACGGCATAAGGCGTCCCGCCGCCGTCGCCCGAAATCACCGGCCGGGTCAGGATGTCCCAGATCACCCACGCCGGGTTGTCGGACCATTCCAGCGTCCAGGCCGAGCCGTTATAGACGTTGACGATGCGGCCCTTGCGGATACACGAGACCTGCAGGGCGCCGCTCAGGGCCTCGGTGGCGATGGCGGAGATTCCCAGGAGCGAGAGGCCGGGATATTCGAAGGGCGTGCCGATCACCTCGCGGACCGTCGTAATATACAGGTACCGGCTCTTGCGGCTCCCGTCCCAGGTTCTACCCGCGCTGGTCTTGGTAATCCGGATGTCGCAGCGCGTTCCCTTGGTAATCGAAACGGGCGAGCCGCCGGTATAAGCGCCGGTCGAGACGTAGTTTTTCTGCAGCGGAGTCGATCCGCAGTAAAGCGATTCGTCGGCCAGAACGTACCAATCCTCGGCGCCGTTTTCCGATATTTCGATCTTCACGTCGACGGTTTGGGTTTTTATTCCGCCGTCTTTGTGTACGTAGTGGCCGCTGTATTTGACGGCAATCTCAAGCGAATCGAAATCATTGTCCGGCGTGGTCCAGGTGACCGGCCCTCCCCCATCGGAGGTATGCAGCACTTCCAGCTCGGGCTGATACTCGCATTTGAGCGCGGCGAATATGGCGGATTGCTCCATCAGGCCTTTGCGCTCGTAGGTGGTCACCGATTCGTAATTGCCGATGGGCTGGCCATTGAGATAGACCGTATCGGCGACGATGCCGTAGTCCGGGCCCTCGCCGAAGGCGATCAGCAGGCTCAGCGTCTCATCGGCGCCGTCCGGCGTCCGCCATGCGGCGATGATGTTGCCGTGCTGCTTATTGGCGCCGTAAGCCCGGGGGATCGCCGTGCCCTGTCTCTGGATCGTCGCCGGCGACCAGCCGTAGGAAGGAGTGCTGTCAAGATCGGCGTCGTCGGGCGATCCGCCGATGGCCCGGATGAGGTAGGCGACGCCAATCGAGATGCCTATACTGACGGCGACGGACCAGAGCATTGCCCCGATACCCGCATAGCCCGCTGATGCCGCCACCCAGGTCATGACGCCCATGATTCCGCTGATCGGGTCGCGGACTGCGGGCAGGATGACGATCTCGTCACCGGCGGCAAGGGCCCGCTGATATTCGTCCTTCTCGACGGCCGGCAGCTTGACGCCGTTGATCCGGACAATGACGCATTCCATCTCGGCCGCATAGTGTCTGAGAACGTCACTGAGCCTCTGGCCGGTGAACGGCACGGATTCGATGAGGCGGTCCCTCTGAACGTCGAAAGGATTGCGGATAACAATGATCTTCAATTCTTTATTCATATTCGATCAGTGTTCAATTGACAATTGACGTAAAAGCCCTCGACAAACAGTTTCCACGGCTGGCGGTCGAGGGCGGAGATATTGACTCCCATCTTTTCGGTCGTATGGATAAAATGCCTGCAATCGGGCAGCATCGTACCGACATGCCATTTAATCAGATCATGGTCGTCGATAACGCGAAATAGCACCAGACATCCGCCGGATGGCTCATCGATGCGATTGAATGACCCTGCCCGCTGCCGATCCACTAATTCGCCTCGCAAATCGTTATTTTGCGGAATCTCAAAATCAGGCAATGGGAACCCCAGTTTTTCCGCCACCGCCATGCAAAGGCCCCAGCAGTCATAATCCGCCGGACCACGGCCGGCGACCTTATACGGCCTGCCGATCAATTCGGACAAATTGAGTTTGGTTTTAATGTGCGGGACTTCCATACTTGTCAATTGTCAATTGTCAATTATCCATCAGGCAAACTTCACCGTCTTGCTCCGCAGGCCCGGCTGGCCGCCGAAGCGATTCAGATTATCCTTATTATTTTCACAGTCCTCCGGCGAGCCATTGCACACCGTCTCGGCGCCGGCGTAGCCGCATTCGATACCCTTGAACTTGCCGACGTAACGGCAATAGGCGCCGAAAAATCGTTTCTCCGGAAACTTCCTGTTCAACGGGCTGGGGGCCCCGAGCGTGAACGCGATCCATTCCTCGCCCGCCGAGCAGCCCGTGACGATGAAGTCCTCGGCCTTGGCCGACATGTCGATCGAGAGGTATTTGCTATTGACCGGCGTGCGGGTGATCGTCGAACCGATCAGGCCGTTGTAATCGTTCACATACGGCAGCACGGCCAGAATCAGATCGGTATTGCTGATGTTCATCTCGACTTCCGAGAGGCGGCCGGGCTCGGACTTGTCGTAGGCGGCCATCTGGAAATTGCACCTGTAATAAAGCGTGCCCCGGTACGTGACGTTCTCGATGTTGTTGACCAGGTGAATCGTGTCCTCGCCTTCGACGTCTATATCCAGCAGCCACAGCCAGGCCCCGCCGCCGGCCAGCTTGTTCTTTTCAATCGCGATATATTTATCAATCTGTTCGGGCATTATGCACTCGATGAACTGGACGATGACGACGAAGAAAGGCTCGATGACGACGAGGACGATGACGATGACAGCGACGAGGACGACGAGCTGCCGGCCGAGCCGAACATCTCGATCTGCGCAAAATACTTGTCGATGCAGTTGGGCTCCAGGCCGAACCGGATCGGCGCGTTCAATCGCATGATCCACATCGTGGACGTCAGGATATTGGTCCAGTTGAACGTCGTGACGCCGACGTCGATCGAATTTTCGAACGTCTCCAGCAAAACCTTATCCGCCGGGGAGACGTGATGATACGTCACGTGATAGAGCACCGGGACCGTCCCCGAGAATCTCGCCCGCGTTGCAATGGCGCCGGAAACGAACTCCGTGCGTATGGTGGGATCGATCAATTTCGATTCCTGCCACCCGCGATGCGAAACCGCCCTGGTCAACGTCGGAAAGGTCGCCATTTTATCCTCTCATCATTTTTTTCAGGCCGCCGCCCTGTTTCATATTGCGCGCCACGATGCCCACGACCCACCGTTCACCGTCGAAGGACGGGCCCTGGCTCTCGAAATTCTGCCCCGTGTAATTGTTGATGATCACGCTCGGAGCGGGCGAGCCCATCCCCCTCGCCAATCCCGGCCGGGAAATGACTTCATCGTTCTGTGCGATAATTGCCGTTTCGCCGGGCCTCAAATCGTGGAACTTCGGGGCGCTGTCGAATACGGAGCTGTCCACCCATCGCCGATTAGAAATCGCTCCGACCCGCCCGCCGCCGTGAGCTTCGCCCGCCGCCACGTTAATGGCGTTTTGTTTCGCTGCGTAACCGCCGCCGACATTCGAGGCAATGCCGCCCGTGAGAGTGCCCAGCAGTCCGCTCATTAGCGGCTCGATGAATGATTTTGCTGCGGCCCGCGCTACCATATCGGCAACCATCTTGATAAAGGCGTTGCGAACTTCGGTCAGGAATTGAATCGTTGCATCACGCCAGGACATGCCGTCCCGGATCATCGACTGGAAACTGTTGCTCAGGGCCGATTCCATACTCCGCGATGCGTCGGCGAATTGTTCGGATATATAAAGTGACAGGTTCTGCATGTCCTCGCGAAGCTCGGCGCTGTAAACCTTCATCGCATTCCGGCGGCTCTGCTGCAGGGCGATTATTTCGTCGTTGATTAGCTTTTCCGCATCTGTCACTTTAGACAATGTTTCGGCGTGTTCGGCGGCATAATCCTGCAGGTTCTGAATCTTCTCCATCCTGGTCAGATCGTCCATCGCCCGGATCGAGGCCAGCTTCTCGCGGGTATCGGCGACGATCTGCGCCATCTCTTTGGCCGTCATCGCCGCCGGACCTTGCGCCGCCTGCGTATAGCGATTCATCGCCTCGATTTTGGCCATTGCACTTTCTGAAATTTCAAGCCGGGCAGTTGGTTCTTCAATAGGTTGGCTGGGGACAACAACCCGTGCCTCAGCCGCGAGCCGTCTTTGTTCGGCGGCTAATTCAGCGTAAGTTTTGTCCCATCCTTTCGCTCCGACAGCCTTGAACAGCTCATCAAGATTCGTGAGAGCATCGGCGAATTCGTACATGACGGCAATGTTTTCGTGCATTAAAGCCTTGAATTTACCACCGCCGGCGGCGGCATTCATGTGTTCGAATACCGAAATAAGGATGGGAATGACAACGTCCCCAATTGTCCGTTTAAATTCGATCCATTGCTGATTCATCTGGTCGAGTTTAAAGGCCGACGTATCCGCTATTTTCTGATATGCCTTTTCCGTGTTGCCGAGTGAATTGAGCATGAACTCGTAGTCGCCGCCCAGGGCTTCGGCCTTTTGAACTGCGGCGGCAAAGCCGGTTATCGCCCTCGATGTCGGTACGATGACCGCCAGCTCCTCCGCTGTAGCTTTCTTGAGCTTTTGAATCACCCCGATCAGACCGATCGTTCTCAACGTCTGGCTATTGAGCTCTATTCCATATTTTCTCGCCGCCTCGACCGAATCGCTTTGCGGCTTCAAGAAACTCAAAATAATCGCACGCAGTGACGTGACAGCAATTTCAGTCCTGACTCCGGCCCGGGTCATGGTAGCCAATGTCGCACCTAAATCGTCGAACGATTCCCCGGCAGTTGCCGCGAGCGCCGCAATTTTCCCGATGTTCGGCGCCAGTTCCGCGAATGTGGTCTTTCCTCGGATCACGATAGAAAACAATTTGTCGCTGATTTCGCCGGCCTTATCCGCTGACAAACTATACGAGTTCAGGATGGTCGTAATCGCATCGGCAGCAACTCCCGTATCGGTTATGCCCGACGACGCAGCCTTGGTTGAAACCGCTAAGACGTCCAGGGCCGCCGACGGTGCTATCGAGGCTGAAAGGATATCATAAAGACCTTTCGACAGCGTTTCCGTACCCTCGCCGAACCGGACGCTCATTGCACGCAACTGCTGCGTGTATCGAGGCAACAGCTGCATGGACTGGTCATCCAGCATCGTCGATACATTGGCCATCTGGCGCTCGAAGGCAGCAGCTTCAGTGACGCCGCTCCTCATAATGCTGCCGAGCATATACATCCCGCCGCCGACGCCGGCGACCGCCAATAAACTGCGGCTCAGCCTCATGACTGTTCCGGAGGCAGTACCGAGACTGCGATTAAAAGAATTGATTCCCGCAGTCGCTCGATTGCGGGCGATGAACTCGATTCCGACTGTGGTTGATAGTGCCATGATTATTTGCCCGCGAACCTGGTCAGTATCTCATCCGCCTCTTCATCGCTTTGCACGGATTTGTCGGTGAACTCGAACATCTTCAGGAAATCCTTCATCTGCGGCGGCCGGCCCTTGCCTGAAAAATTGCAACTGGCGATTACCCAGCAAGTCACGGCCGCCCTGTAATCGGCCCGTCTCTCGCCCCACGGCTCTATCGACTCCAGGGCCAGCCATTCCGCCTGCTCGTCTGCCCCTAACTCGGCGTCGACCCGGGCGCAGGACCATCCGAGGGCGGCTGCAATCCGGAAACGGAGCCGTCGCTCCGGATTGTCCCTGAGTTTTTTACCAGTTCATCCATGTCCGCGGCCGTCATGCGGCTCAGACGCCTGGCTTTTGTATAAAGCGGCTCAGCGATCCAGGAGTCCATAGCAGCGACCTTGCCCAGGTCGGCGTCGGCGAACAGCCGATTGCCGTGCTGATCGTGGACGGTCCAGAGGATCAGCAGCGCCCTGGCCTGGTGCATCTTCACCTCGCGAGTACCCTCCATGACCTGGTATGCGGCCGTCTCGTATTCATCTTTCTGGCCGCAGGTGAGGGAGTGAATCCAGACGTCGCCGAGGCCCTCGATTGTGTGACGCTCTTTTTTTTTGGGCGATTTGAATAAAGCATCTTTGCCGACCCATTTTTCGGGCATGAAATATCCTTTCTTTTCGTGTGTTAGGAGCTCGACGAGCTGGAAGAGCTGGAAGAGCTGGATGAGCTGCTCAGGAACGCGGGCAGGCCGCTGCATCGTATCTCAATCGGATGCGACGCTGCGGAACGTAACGGCATTGCCAGTGTGATACTGCGAATGTGGCCGGTGACAGTCAGCGTCTTGGTATCGCGGGTAAGGACCCAGGTTTCGTTTGTACCGGCAAACGCGGCGATAATTGTTTCAAGAACGGCCGGATCGAATAAAAGATCGGCCTGAATGATGCCAGGGTCCTTAAACCCGCCTTCGTATTCGTTCCACTGGTCCGTGGAATCGGCGTTGGTGACGTCGATCTCGTCCTCGTTGAGCCCGGACCAGTTGATGTTGGTGAGTTTGCCCAGAACGCCGCTCGATGAGCCGGTCAATGTCCATCCGTATAGAATCATTGTAATCTCCTTACTTGTTAATTGTCAATTGTCAATTATCAATTGTCAATTATCCATTTGTCCTTTAGGATTTCGTGTACGGATCGCTTGCGGCGGTCCGGTAAATTACGTCGATATTGAGGGCTACGCCGGACAATTGCGGATCGGCGATGAACCGCTGCGTGCCTTTGATGAGAATGCCCTCGGCGTTGCCGTCGAGCTGCCAGTTGTCGCCGGCAAACAAGTGCTTGATCATGTCGGCGGCGATCTTATTGAGGCGAGTATCGATGGGCTCGGTCGCATCGTCCGAATCGATGACTAAGGCCTGCAGCGAGAAGCCCTGCCGCCAGACGATCTCGGTATTGGAGTCCTGCTCGATCGCGGCGTCCTCCTGATCGACGATCACCGTATTGTCGGCGTTTAAATCCCCTTCTAAATGGATTCGTTTGGGCCGCACGGCCGTCAGCGTCTGGTTATAGCCGGCAGCCGCCGTGACGCCGTCGATGAGTGTCTTGATCTTGGCGGCGATGGTTTCGACGATCGGCGTGCTCATCCGGCCCTCCGCTTGAGGATCAGTTGCACCTGGTCGTGGATGTTCTTTTCGAGCCGGGCGAGGCTCTCGACATAGACCTGGTCCATCTCCGCCTGGCTCTGGGCAAAAACGTCCTGCAGCCGCACCTTCTGCTCATAGATGGCTTCGCGCTTGGGCCGGCTTTTCATAGGGATAAAGCGGCCCTTGGCATACCGGGCCCTGAGAAACACGCCCGTATGGCCGGCCTTCATAGTGGCGATGAAGGCATGGCGAATCAGGATCCGCTTGCCCCGCGACGGCCGCCATAGAATGCCCTGGCCCGTCTGCTCGTGAGGGAATCGGACAATTGGCAGGCCGCCGGCCCGGAAACGAATGGCCGACCGCCAGTTCTTAAAACTGGCCCGCTCGACGCCGATGCGGTCCCGCACGTCCTTGACGCGAAGCCCGGTCGATTGTGAGAGCCGGCGGCTGGTCAGGGTGCGGGCCTCGGTCGCCGTGCGATTGAGGCCGCGGCTCATGACTTTTGGCAGCGCGCCGGGGATCGCCGCGAGCATCCGCTCGACTTCCTTGAGTTTGTTTTCATCGAACCGAATCTCAATCATCATTGCACCTTCAGGAACATCAGCCCCGCATCGTGATTCATAATCTCGGCGGGCCGAAACGCCTTCGGCGGCTCGCCGACGTTCGGGGCGATATCCAGCTCGTCGCCGCCCGTATCGACCGTCGCGCTGTCAATCCCGTTCGTTGCATCGTTCTTCACCAGAACCCCGAACGGCGGACGCGATCCGCCCTCGACGCCCGGCAGCGCAATCCATTCGCTCCGCGTCACCACGGCCCGAATCCGCCGGGCCGCGCCGGTGCGGGGCCGATAGGTGATCCACTCGGCCCCGGGCAGCAGGAAGAAACTCGCCGCCGCCGCTTTCAGCGTATCGTCAAAGACGTCACTCATCAGGCATCAATCAGCATCAGGTGGCCGAAGTAGGCGTCGAATATCTTCTCATCGATGCTTTGCTCGACCCGGATGATTTCACTCTTGGTCTGCTCTTCGCGGTATGACTCGACGTACTCGATGTCGGAGATGTAATCTTCCCAGAGAATCGTCCGGCCTAACTGGGGCTCGGTCATCGGCAGACCGTCGGCGCCGAGGACGCAGACCATTGCGTAATCGTCCGGCCAGATCTCGGCCCCGGTGAAATCCTGCCCCTCATCGGCGGAGTTATAGACCGCCTGGCCGATGATCAGATTCTGAATACCCAGGATCGCCGCCATGTTGCCCCGCAATATAGCCTCAGTGATTGCCGGGCTGCCTGGGAACTTGGCCTTGATCTCGGTGTTGTTCGTTAGATTGATCATCGCCGTCTCGCTGATGATCAGCGTATCCGGCGGAACGCCGCAATTGAGGCGGACCTTTTCGCGGACCGTCTGGATCTGCGCGATCACGCCGCTTCCGGCGGCGTCCCAGGGAGCGCTGCTGTAATCCGTGTAGAGGTCGGAGCCGGTCCACGTCGTCGTATTGAAGACGAGCTCTTTGATCCGCTTTTCGCGGGCCAATCTCATCTTGGTTTTGATCGCCTGCGTCTTTTCGACCTCGGCGTCGAAATCGCTGGCGTATTTCTCGCGATCGCGGTCCGTGACCTGTCCCTCGAGCCCGTGGTCCACACAGGCGTAGGCCAGGTCGTCCATGTAGAGCTCGACGCGGTTGTACGTCGCCCCGTTGGCGTGCTTGGTCTCCGGGATAGTCAGGTTCTTTCGCTTGGTGACGCTCATCGTGGCCGCCTCTTTGGCGACCGGCAGGATGGGCAACACGGCGTCGGCGATCAGCCGCACCTTGCTCATCGTGTACTCGTGAAACGCGACGCCCAGGTCCATTCGCGGCACGGCGTGAGTTGATTTCTGAATCATTGTTTTACTCCTTTTTCATTGCCCCTTTGTCAATTCTCAATTGTCAATTATCAATTATCCATTGTCATGCGGTCGACGAACTGCTGCTGCTGCTCGATGAGGACTGCGTATGCCCGATATGCGGGATCACCTCGATCACGCTGTTGTTGCCGCTGGCGGCGTCGAGCGCGGTCCCGATCAGCAATGTCCCCGTCGCGGCGATTTTGCCCGAGGCGGCGGCATAGACTTTAGCGCCGGCCGAGATGGCGGCCGAGGCTACGCATTTGTGCGTGCCGCCGTGCTCCCAGAGCCGGACGGTCACCTGTTTGCCGCTGGCAACGCCCTCGATGGCGGTGCCGACGCCGTAATCGGAGGCCCCGGCGAGATAGCCGGTCCGGCCAGAGGCCTTGACGCGCAGAAACGCGGCAATCGCGGCCCCGGCCGTCAGGGTGAACGGGCTGTTTGTCATAATGTCCCTTTCTCAATTTCAAATCTGAAATCTTAAATGTTTGCTTACGCCGCCGCTGAGCTCGAAGAGCTTGAACTGCTGCTCGAACTGCTGCTCGAACTGCTGGAGCTGCTCGAAGACGATGAACTGCTGCTCGAACTGCTGGAGCTGCTCGACTGTTTATAGGTCAGGTGCGGCAAAATTTCGATCACACTGTTGTTGCCGGAGGCGGCGTCCAGCGCCGTTCCGATCAGCAATGTCCCTGTCGCGGCGATTTTGCCCGAGGCGGCGGCATAGACCTTCGCACCGGCGACTATCGCGGCGGACGCGACGCACTTGTGGCTGCCGCCGTGCTCCCAGAGCCGGATCGAAACCCGAGCGCCCGAGCCGGCGGCTTGCTGGGCCGTGCCGACGCCGTAATCGGAGGCCCCGGCCAGGTACGCCGTCCGGGCGGCGAGCTTGACGCGAAGGAATACGGCAATCGCGGCGCCGGCCGTGACGGACTTTGGACTGTTGGAATAGATTGCCATAAATGCTCCTTTCTCAATTTTCCATTGACAATTGACAATTATTTCAGCAGGCTTCCTGGTACATCCGCTTGCCTTCGCTTTGGCATTGCTGTACGAAGGCATCGTGCAGGCCGGGCTTGCGGCGGTTCAACTGCTTCATCGCCGCCGTCACGGTGACGCCCTTTTCCTTCGCGAGCGCGCGGGCCTCTTCGAGGAAATCGCCCTGCGTGACACCATCCGCGCCGGCCTCGGGGATCGCCGCGGCGCCGGCGGCCGGTTTCTCGGCGGCCTTTTTGGCCTGGTCTTTGAGCTTCTCGCGCAGAACGCCGCAATATTCGGCCTTGGCTTTTTCGAGCGACCAGCCCTCGGTGAATGCCTTGATCGCAAAGTCCGCGTCATCGGCGAACTCGGTCCTGAGCTGCGACATGCGAATGCGCTCGTTGTTCTGCGCGGCCGTCGAGGCATCGTTCTTGGCCTTTTCGACGTCCGCCGTTTGTGCTGGGTTCGGTTCCATAGATTGATCTCCTTGCGATTGGATAACTGTTGGCGTATTTTGTCGGGCGCCGTCGATGACGGCGTCGATGAGTCCTTTCTCCCGGGCCGTTGTGGCAATCCACAACTGGCCCGTGGCGTATTCGGCGATCTCTTCTGTCGTGCGGCCGCGGCCGCGGGCGACGGCGGCGATGAAGTTGCCGGCTGTCGCGTCGATATACTGCTGGACGGCGGCGATCTGCGATTCGGTGATCGTATCCACTCCCATGCCCTTGTGCTCGCCGCTGCGAATGACGATGACTTTGATCCCGACCCGTTCCTCGAGCTTGGACCAATCGACGTAAACGCTATAGACGCCGATGGAGCCGGCGAGTGTATTCGCGTCGGCGGCCGCAATCGACTGGGCCTGCGAGGCGAGCCAGTAGGCGGCGCTGGCGCCGAGATTCGAGATGAGGGCCGTAACCGGTTTGTTTTGCCGGGCGTTAAATATCGCGTCGGCGGCGCCCATGACGCCGGCCACCATGCCGCCGGGCGAGTCAATCGCCAGCTCGATGGCAGTGACGTCCTTGCGGCCGGAGGCCTCGGCGACCTGTTCGGCGATCCAGTCGTAGCCCGTGACGTTGAGATTCCACAGCCGCATCCAGTCCGGGACCTTGGTGAGCAGAACGCCATTTATGGGAATGCGGGCGACGCCGCCGACCACTTCCAGTAAGGCGGGTTTGCGCTCGATGGCGACGCCGATCAGCGAAGCATTCTCCGGCAGGCCGGCGACCCGCTCGATGAACGCCGCCAGGGCCGCCGGTTCCATGAGCCAGGGCTGCGACTGATATTCGGCGATGATGGAATTAGGCATCTGTGTCCTCATCTTCTTCCTGATCGTCAGGTTCGTCGGACGCGTCCGGTTCGTCTGACTTTGCCGGGACCGCCGTGGGCGGCTTGAGACCTGCGAAATGCTGCCAGGGCACCAGGACGCCCATCTCTTTCTCGATCCGCTGGACCCGCTCGATGGCGCCGCGGACCTCGGCCTCGCGCTGTTCGAGCACCTCATCCGGATCGAGTTTGAGCGACTTGCACGTCTGGCTATGGGTCGTGAATCCCCGCAAAACCTTTTCGGCGTAGGCCTGTACCTCCTTGAGCTGATCGATCCAGGGGAACGTGGGCACGATCCAGCCGGCGGTGAGCTTGTTGTTCTTGCCAATGCCGTCCTGGCTCTGCCAGTGACTGAGCTTCCACTCGAAGAGCGGGCCGTAGAAAAAGTCACGCAGCTTGTACTGCCAGAAAAGGAAATTCTCGTACACCTGCTCTAAGATGGCGCGGGACTGGCTGTAGTTGCTCTTGGTCCAATCGAGCAGGATCAGCTCCAGAGGGCAGCCGACGGGCAGGCCCAGGAGCCGAAGGAACATCCGCAGTGACTCTGGAAAATTCATGCCGGGGATATTTCGCTCGATGCCCTTAACATCCTCACCGACCCGGCCGTGAAAGACGATGGCATAATCGTATTCCGTCATCCGCGTTGCCGCGTCCCCTTCGAGACTCTCGGTTGTTTTGTCGGGATCCTCTTTGGATTCGACAAATGCCTGCTCGGGTCCCTGCTCTCGCGTAATGGATACCGCCATCCGCGAAAGGAGCTGCCAGGCGATGGCCTCGCTGTCGCAGACATCGTTGATCCGGTGCAGCATGGCAAAGGAACTCTGGCAGGCCGGCACGCCGCGCAAATTGCTCGGCCGCTCCGGATTGGTCAGGAAGAGCACGTCTTCGGCTTTGACGGCCTTGGCCTTTTTCTTGTCGATCCCGTATGTCTTCCAGGGGCACAGTGAAAATTCCATCGGCCGGCCGTAATCGTCCTTGCGGATGCCGTTGGGAAACTTTTTGCTTTCGGTCGAGTCGATCTGCTCGGACTCGAAGAGCTGGATCAGACCCTTGTCGGTCTTGAGGGTCGCGATGTCCCCGGCGGTCAAGAGCTCGCGGCAGATCATTCGCGAGACCTCGGCGCCCGAGAGCAGGTTGCGGACCTCCGGCTTGGCGAACCACGCCCGCCAGAGTCCCTCGACCTTTTTGATCGTGCCGACGGAGGCCCCGGTCACCTGGAGCTCGAAGCCGTTGCCGACGATATAGCTGACCATCCGCTCGATCATGCCTTTGTAGATCGCGTTGTTGCGCATGAAATCGCGCGACTGGCTGACCAGCTTGGCGCGATCGCGCTCATCGTGGCTCTCGCCCGGATAGGCCGTGTAGCTGCGTCCCTCGGCGGCGGCGACGCGGACGCTGCGATAACCCAGGGCGCCATAGACGCGGCGCATGCCGTCAACGGTGATCGGATCGGTGGAGCTACTATGCCGGGGCGTTCGGACGGTCATGTCAGCAGCATCTTTCCCCGCGTGAAAGATGAGCGGCTTGTTTGGGTTGCGGCGGCGCCGACGTAGGCTTCGAGGCGTTCCTTCTCGGCGGCTAATGAATCGAAATTGACGTTGCGGTCGTTGGTGGCGATTATTCGGGGCCGGTTGATCAGGATCCAGCGGACGGCGGCCAGGGCTCGACCGGCCTTGGTCGAATCGCCGTCCCAGCTCAGATTATCGTTGTACTGAGCCAGGGCATCATCGAGTGTTGAATTACTGTCCAGCGCCATAAAAAGATTTGCGGAAAGGCGACGGATAAAAAATGCTGCGCCAAATTCTATCCGTCGTCCGCGGCTTCCAATTTTCAATTGTCTTTGTGAATCTTTAGGCTATTTCGTCACTTTTTGCCTCCTGAAACAAGCCCTTTCTCCCCGTTTTATCACGCAAAACGCAGATTCTTTACAACATTGTAAAGAATTTTGATGAAATATCCTACTCATGCGCATTTTTAACCCTGCCCTGGCGGCTCAGCCACGGGCAGGGTTTTCTTTTTTCAATAGTCAATGGGTTTACACCCAGCCTTTAGCCCCTGATGCATCCGCCGCCGGGTTGGTTCGCGCCGCGTGCACAGTCGCGATGTGCCGGAGCGAATTGACGATATCGCCGGGCGGATAACTGCTCTGAAAAAGATAATGCTGCAAGTCGCCCGCCGCGCCCGGCTTGACGAGCTGACAGTGCACCGTGACGAGGAAGTGCCCAGTCCCCAGCGCCTCAGCCAGTTTATCACTCAACTCCGGATGGTTCCGCAGCAGGATTAACGCCGCCGCTTCCTTCTTGAGCTCTTCGTTGGTCATTCTTCGTATTCCGGTCATTGGTTTGCTCCTTTCGTTCTTTTATTTTTGATTGTTTTACGAGTGTCCCCATTAGCGTATAACGCCGGCGGCAGACGGGCGCCTGGCAGGCGCGGTACTGGATCCGGCCCTGGGTCGAGACGGCCCGCGTCTGCGTGCCCCGGCATCGCGGGCACACGCTCACGGTCGGGAAACTGTATTGGGGTTTATCGTTGCTCTCTTTTTTTTTGGACATGGTGGGCTCCTAAAATAATGGATAATTGTCACTTGTCAATTGTCACTTGTCAATTGTTTCTCTGTCATGTTCATTCGTGGTTAATATTTGGTTCTGATCGGCCGTTTCCCCACGGGCCGGCCGGGCAACGGCATCGTCGTCTTAGCCTCGGCCCCCGGGTCCGGCAGCGACCAGAGCCCCCGGATCTCGGCAGCCGCGCGGGCATAGACGTCGCAGTCCCACAGATGGTTCGGCCGGCCCGGCTTCTGCTTCCATCCAATCCACACGATCCGCTCCCCGCGCCGGTCGATTTCCTTGGTCTCGCTGGTCAGCTGCTCGAGGACCCAATACTGCGTGTCGCGGTGAAGGTGGCCGTAGCCCGGCCCGGCGACGATGGCCTCGAAGTAGCCGCGATAGAGGGCGTCCTTATACATCGCGACATTGAGATCGTATCGCTTCAAGCGCCCGCCGGCGGCGGCGCCGACCCGCCAGGGCTGCTTATTCAAGCGGTCATCGCCCATGACGGGGACAATCGGCAGCATCCCCGCATAGTGGCAGCAGAAGGCATCGACCGTCTCGCTGTTGTACTGGCGGTCGATAGCGGCCAGCGCTATGCGCATGACCAGCCCGGGGTCCTCCAGCAGCTCGAATCGCATAGCGAGATACGGCTCCATCTTTTTGAGATTCTCCAGGCGGTCCGTCGGGCCCGTCTCGACCCGCTCCTCGAAGATGCTCCACCACTGGCCCAGGTACCCCCAGCCCAGGACGGCGATATAGCAGTGATCGAGCTGCAGGTCAATGCCGGCCGTAAGCATTTGGACGCCCGGCGGGACCTTGCCCCGGGGACAGGAGCCGATGTGATGCTTGAGTACTTCGATCTCCGTGATCGCCTTCTTTTCCTGCCAAGGGCGGGCCAACTGGCTGTTCCAGAAATCCTTATAAGGCTGGATGTTGCCGGCGTCCCTCGCTTTGATCGCCGTGACGAACTCGGCGACGAGCGATGAGACCGTCTCGACCATAGGATGCAGCATCAAGGCCTGGATACGGATCGAGCGGTACGTCGTGGGCGCAACCTGCCCGACCAGACTGCCCCGCTCATCGAGGGACAGGCTGCCCGGCACCCATTGGCCCGCCGTCACCGCCTTCCAGCGATCGTCCTCGGTCCAGTGCGCGTGACATCGCGGGCATTCGTACCAGCAGTGCAAACCCCGGGCATAGGTCCCTTCGGCGTACCACTCGCCTTTGGCCGTCTTTTCGATCACGACGTTATATTCGTTCTCGCCGCGAAACCAGCCGAGCTGATGCCACCGGCCGCATTGCGGGCAAGGCACCCACCACTCACAACAATCGCCTCGTTTCCAGTTCTGATCGGCCATGTCCCCTTGAATGACCGGTGTCGTCGTGGCCAGGAGCTTCGAGCGGCCTTTGAACCATCGCTGGCGCTTGCGCATGAGCGAGATCGGGTCCGCTTCCTCGCCCACGAAGGGCGGGAATTTGCCGACCTCATCGGGCAAAATGTAGCAGACGGGCTTATCCGCCAGGGCCTGCGCCGTCGTAGGCCAGCCGATGTACAGGTTCATGTGATCCATCACCGTCTGTTTGCCGATGAAGATATTGCGGTCCCGACCGCGGACGTGGCGAAGCAGGTTTTCATTCGCCCGGAACATCGGCCGGATCCTCGCCTCGACGCGGTTCTGGACGTCGGACTTGGTCGGCATGATCAGCAGCGTCGGGCCGGGCGAGACGTCGGTGATATAGCCCACGAAGCCCGTGTCGAAGGTCGTCTTGCCCGACTGACTGCAGGCGTATATCCAAATCTCCCGCGTCGTGGAATCCGAGAGCCATTCGGCCGGCTCCACGAAATAGGGCGTGTACTCGCGGCTCCAGAGTCCCTCGATCGCCGCCGTGCCACCCTCCAGAATGTAGTTGTTCTCCAGCCACTCGATCAGCGGCGGCCGCTGGCGGGGCTTCAAAATATCCCGCTCTTCATCGAAAAGCGACAGAAGACGCCGGCGATTGACGATTGACGATTTTCGATTTTCGATTGGCTGGATCATTCCACTGTATCTATATTTACTAATGTCAGAATTTTAACGACACCTCTCCCTGTCCTTAGTACGTTGATCTCAATTGTGATTCGAGCCATCTGTCACCTGCCTTTCGTGTCTATTCGTGTTCATTCGTGGTTAATTTTCTGTGTGCTCGTTCGGTAAGCTCAGGACGGCGTCTGTGGCTTCCTTTTCCGCCAGCGACGCGAACAGCTCCGCGAGCTTGCCCTCCGCCTCCGGCGGCAACTGCAGGAACTCCGGGACATTGAGCCAGCTATTTTGCAGGTCCTCGAAGAACCTGCCCAGGGCGTCCTCGATCCGTTCGACCGTCTGGGCATGGACCATCATGGCCAGCTCCCTCCGCTTGTAGCGAAAAGCGCCGATCACCTGCTGCCAGCGTGCGGTGAGATATTCGATCACGGCTTCTCGATCCAGGAGCTGTCCCCGCCGCTCGGCTAAATCGATCTCTTTTTCCGCCGCCTTCAAGTCTCGGAGCTTATCGGCCGGCAGGATTCGCCCGCCGGACTTGCGGCTGCTGAACTCGCCGTACCAGCGGATCACGTCGCAGAGATTATACGTCTTGTCGGTGTTGCGCGGCAAGCCCTGTTTGGCCTGCCATTCGCCGAGCGTCACTCGGCTGACGGCAAAAAGCTCGCAAACTTCTTTTTGCAAAAGATGAGCCAGGTCCGCCGCCGGCCCGGCCGTCTGCTTTTCCTCGCGGAGGTAATTCTCGACCGCCCGAATCGCCGTCTGGTTCCCCTGTTTGGCCGCCTCGAGCAGGGCCTGGCGGGCCGCGATGATGGTATCGAGCCGCGTCTGGCTCCAGATGTCCGCCGCCTCGGCGTCGCTATCCAATATCTCGCGCAGGGCCTCGCCCGAAACCAGTGCCAACTTGTGCGCCGCCTCCGAGACGGTCGCCACGACGCCGGCGAGCGACTTGAGATTCGCCAGAAACCGCCCGCGGTCATACGCGGCCTTGTAACGCGGGTGACGCTGCAAATAATTCGCCAGGTTCGGCCGGATGCCCGACGCCGCGTCCGCCTCGGCCAGGTCCCCGCACTCGAAGCCGAGCCGCTGGGCCGCGGCCTCTGTAAGACTTCGCTTCGGCGATTTATGATTTTTTTTCTTCTTCGATGTCACTGAGCGCTGCTCATTCGTTTATTGCATGACGTCGGGCGAACCGGATCGGCTGCTCTATTCGCTCGAACAAAAGGTGGCCGCACTTCGGGCACGGCAGGACCGGCTCGGCCGAGTCGAATCCGCAGCCGCGGCATTGATACCAAACGGCAGTTTCACCCTGCAGCTCGGCGATATTGGCCTTGTGCATCGCCTCTTCGGCGGCCGCTGCGGCCTCGGCTCTCTTTATCCCGTCGTCGCCGCCTGCGGAACGCGTAAACTCCTCGTCGCAGATCACCGTGCGAATCGCCCGCGTGACCGTCTCGGGTTTGACCCCGTATTCGCGGGAGAATCCGGCGACCGTCGCGGCGGGAAACTTGCGCAGCCGCTCGACGATCTTACTCGCGTCGGCTCTGACTTTATCGGCATTGGTCGATTTCATTTCGTCTTATCCGATCGTAATTTTTTACCACGAATGGAAAAATAATGGATAATTGTCAATTGTCACTTGTCACTTGTCACTTGTCACTTGTTTTTCTGCGGTTCCGGCTTTACTGCGGCGAATTTTTCACCGCCGCACCGAGGGCACCAACCGGTCCGGGACTGATATTCCGCGCGGCAATGCACACACTTGTAAATAATCTCCGGTTCGGCGGTCGGCGTGTCATCCCGCCGACTGCCGCGCGACGGCCGGTCGGGATTGTTCTCTATTTGCTCTGCCAAGTCACTGAGCCGCCGGACCTCGTCATTGTCGCCGCGGGCCTTTGCCGCGGCAATTGCAGCCTCGATCTCGCTGTCGAACCTGCCGACGTAAACCAGCCTCTTTTTTTTGCAGTCCCATGCCAGTGCCTCGAACCGCACGCCCCGTTTACCTGTTTTTTTCGTCACACCGGTATACTGCGACGGGACTCTCTTTTGTGTCCCGTGGCCCGCTCGCGGCGGCTTCGTTTGGCTGCCGGCTTTGCGAGGCTTCACCGTATTCTTCCTGCGATGCGGCGGCCGTGGCCGGACCGCCGGCGGCCCATCGGCTGCCATCTCCGGAATCTCATCCGCGGCAGCCGGCAATTCCGCGACGAGAGACAAAGCCGACTCTTCCGACGGCAAAGCTCTTATGACGGCGATCGTATCATCCAGGGTCCGAATCTTCTCGCTGTACAGATCGCGAAACCGCAGGAGCCCGGCGACCGTCTTTTCAATATAGTTATCTTCCATGAATTTGCCTTTCGTATTTACTATTAGTTTTTTTACCGCGTTTCTTTTTCGGCCATCGCCGCGAGCATCCGCTCGACTTCCTTGAGTTTGTTTTCATCGAACCGAATCTCAATCATCATTGCACCTTCAGGAACATCAGCCCCGCATCGGCGGCTGGTCAGGGTGCGGGCCTCGAACGGATCGCCGCGGTATTCGGCTGCGACGCATGCTATGTAATTGCTTGCGTCGGTGAAATTAGTCGCAATCATTTCGCGTCCAAAACACGCTCATCGCCCTGGCTTCGACATGATGAATCTTTTAAATTTTCCAAAATCTTACGCTCATAACTAACTGTAACTGCAAAGCTTATGTAAGTAAAGCCATAAAAAAAATTCAAAACCCATCCCGAAATCGCACCTCATTTATC